TACATTTAGTGTATCATCCTTCTTAATACGAAAACTATTCATGTCTATTGTTTTAGCATCTGAAGGGTAACCGTACCTTGTAGTACCTGCTGTAAGAGTCTCTTCTTCTTCTACGTGATTCCAAGGCCAGTTAGACTCTTCATGATTGATGTGCCTTAAGGAAGCATTAACAGCATCCTTAGCCGTACTGTAAAAACCTGTAGCTGTAGCAAAGTTAGAACTAGTAAGCTCTACTTCATTAAGCCTACGATTAACCTCGTTTACTAATCCTAGAAAGTTATAAGCCATTATTTATTCCTTACACGTAGTCTTACAGTACGTTCTACAACAAGGCCATTCGTATCTGTTATCTGACAAGTAAATTTATATAGTTTATTATTTGTTCCAGAACCTATATAAGCAGTGACTACCGTGTTTGTACTTGTAGAAGACACTAACTGTATCCCATTAACAAGAGGCCCAGAGTCTGTTAATTCTGTCTTTACTCCATCAGCATCATCAACAAACCAAGTAAAGCTTGATATAGTTGCAGAACCAAGAAAGCGTGACCAATCTATACTATAGTCTAGTATTTCATCAGGGTCTTTGTTAGGCCATTTTAATGACATAGTGTTTTTCCTTTATGCTGCTCTAGCAAAAACAGTTCTATAGTTAGATGGTTGAGATTCTATATATACCGTTCTATTTTCACCTACAGACACATAAGCTACCCTAGTTGTATTAGGTGTAGTTTCTTTTGTGTAAACGGTACGTAGTCTACTATAATTCTCTTTTATTGCTTCGTAGTCAAATTGTACAGTAATGACTGTTTCATCACCTACAGTAAACGTACCCAGTACACCAAGCGGTATTACATCAGCAGGTGCTATAACAATTACAGTATCTACTGCAGTAGTACCTGATACACCTTTGTCAGCTAAGTTAACAGATGCATCTGCAACTATTGTAAGCTGATCTACTGTACCTATAAGTTCTACACTGTCAAGTAGTACAATTGCAGGAGCTACAATAGTTACACTGTTTGTTGCACTTGTACCTTCTACACCTGTAACAGCTATGACAGCTTCAGCATCAACGACAATCTCATCGCCTGTCACTAGAGGGTCATCCGTAATGATGTCACCCTCTACGCCTGTAAGCATTGTTACGGCTTTAGCTACTACTGTTGCATCGTCTATAGCACCCGTAGCTGATACGCTGTTTGGTGTAAATACTACACCTGTACCGCCTGTGGCTGTAACTGTGTTTGCTGTACCCGTAGCTGCTACACTGCTTGGTATATGTACTGCTTCAGCTTGTAAAGTAGGTGCACCGATAGCACCGTCAGCTTGTACACCTGTTTGTATAACTCTAACAATAGAACGTACTTCTACAGTGTTAGTTGCACCTGTACCCTGTACACCAGTAAGTGTAACAGTTAAGTCAGCCTGTTCATAGCTTTCACCAAAGGTAGCTACGGAGAAAGGATTCTGTGAAAAGGCCATTAGTTATTCCTTACGCTGCTTCGTCTTTCTCTAAAGACTGTTTTAGCATTCCCATAAAGGCATCACGCCCTACAGATAACTGATCTAAGTTAAAGCGAGCAGAGCCAATCTTTTGATCTAGTGAGGCAACATGGTTGACCAGCACCTTCTGTTCATCTGTAAGTTGATCTTCTGTGTATTCTTTATCGTCAATAGTAATAGTAGCCTTTTTTTCTTTAGCCATTTTTACTCTCCTTTGTTTAAGTTAATTATGCAGCAGCGTCTACGGATAGTACGCCGTACCATGTTGTGCCGCCATCTCTTGTCCAGAAAACGTAAATATCAGTCTCACCACTTGCAGGTGCATCTGGGGCTGTACCACCCGCCCAATCTACAGAGGTAGGCCAAGTGACTGTCCCGCCGTTGCCTGTGAGTTGTAGGACGAAACCAGTAGACCATCCGCTACTTACACTATTAAATGTAAACGTAGTATTGCCTGTCATCGTTAAGCTAAATGCTTGGGCGGTGTCGCAGTTTACTGTTACAGATGTGCCTGTAAGACCATCAAAATCTTCGTAGTTTACAGCATAGTTGTACAAGGGTTTGTTAACATTTGTATACGCAGTCGCACATGTAAAATTAGTACTGTTCCCCGCATTTATATAAATAACGTTATCCGCAAAGGCAATGCGAGTATCAGTATCACCTTCATGGTAAATATTATCTGCAACATAAATATTATCTACAGCATTGAGATCGCCGTCTATGTTTACACCAGTGCTAGTCGTTTGGAGCTTGGATGTACCGCTGTAATATAAACCAACAGCCCCAAGATTTGTCATTTTCATGAATGCACTGTTATTAACATCATCAAAAAGATAACTTGTGCTTGAGTTGTCATGCATAAACACAACCCGACCACCAATGCTGTACCCCTCGTAACCAGTATGCGCACCACCATCAATCTGGATAGAGCCATAGTCACCAGAGACAGGTTGGAAGTAGCCGTTGCCTGTGTCGCCTAGACGTACACCTGTAGAGTTTACTGTGACTTCACCATGACCAGCAGTTACTACACTAATAGTATTATCTTGGAAGTGTATGTAAGTATCACTGTCACCTTCGTGGGAAATTACATCTGCAACATAAATATTATCTACAGCGTTTAGGTTGCCGTTGATGTTTAACCCTGCAAACGAGGGGCTGTCACCCGTGCCTAACCCTAGTGAGTTCTTAAAGCCTGTCGCATTGTTTTTGCGTAGGTAGTTGTCACCCGATGAATAGAATACGGTATCGGCATCTCGTTGGTATGCCGTGTGCCACATATTGAGATAAGAGCAAATGCCATAGTTCATGTAAAGATGGCCAGAACTGGTTCTAACGGCCACTGTATTTGCACCATAGCTTGTGTCTGTTTGATAGCCATCCAATAAGTCAGCATCTAAACCAGAACCAGAGCCGTCATTTGAACTATCCCATATCTTAGCCCAAGCATCATAGTCAGTATTCCAACCCGTGCGATACCAAAGACTGTTACCTTCTGATCCATTGTGCGGGGCATAAAGTTGGAACTTAGATGCACCAGACTTACCAAAACTTAAAGCTGTACCATAACCATACGCAGAACTAGGTCTGTTAGAGCCACTGTGGGCATATACAGTATTCCAACTTGCTTCTGTTCCATCAACGTAATCATTCCAGTTTTGGCTGGTAATATTGCCACCTTCTTGCAGGATAGTGGCATTTGTTGGGTGATAATAACTACCCTGTTGACCATCTAATGTATCAGCATCTAAGCCACTGCCAGAGCCGTCATTGCCAGCATGCCAGACTGTGTTGCCGTTGATATTTACGTTGTTATTATTGCCAACTTTAAGTTCAATACTGTTCCAATCTAAAGCGTCGTTCCAGTTCCCAATGTAGAGTGTCTGCGTGTTGTCATTTGTAGGTCTGATGTAAGTAGTGCTACGCTGACTATCTATGCCATAGCCAGTATAAAAAATATTTGTAGTTTCAGTACCGCTGATGACCTTTATGCCGTTATCGTTATCAACTGTAAGCATACCTGTCGTGGTATCATTAGTATCACTACGCAAGAACTGTGTGCTGTCTAAGCTATCAAGTGTATTGGCATTAGATGCTGTACCCGTAAGATTAGCAGTAATAGTACCTGCACTAAAGTTACCTGATGCATCACGAGCTACAACTTTAGATGCTGTATTGTTTGGTGTAGCATCTACGCCAATCGTAAGAGCAGCACCTTCGGAACCTGCAGCACCACCTGTAATGTAGTTGCCTGAAGCTACAGACTGAACATAGTTACCTGTAGTATCTGTGCTTAGTGCTACAGAGTTTGCAGCAATAGTAGTTGCAATAGTTGCGTTACCTGAACCGTCTACACCTGTAACACTACCAGTGACATCACCTGTCAAACTGATAGTACGACCTGTTTCCCAAGCTGTTGCAGTAGCTGCATTACCTGTTGTGTCTTGGTTACCTGTAGTGTTAACACCTGGTAAGTTAATACTTGCTGTACCATCAAATGATACACCGCCAATGTTACGAGCAGTCTCAAGGGCTGTAGCTGTATCAGCATTACCTGTTACATCACCAGTGACGTTACCTGTCACATTACCTGATAGACTTGCTGTTACACTGTTAAATGTTACATCAGAAGATGTTTCTACAGCCTGACCAATGTTAATGCCTGTACCGTCTACAGTAACACCTGTACCTGCATCAGCAGCAAAAACAGTACCTGTAAGTGTAATACCGTTACCTGCACTGTATACAGCAGTAGAGGCTACCTGTGTAAATGTAATATTAGTTGTACCAAAGGTAATAGTACCTTCAGTGTTCATAACATACAGTTCACCTGCACCTGCATTACCTTCTAGTACGAAGAATGCGTCACCTTTACCAAACGAGTTAGGGTCAGATGGGGCATAGCTATCTGTGTCAGTAGAACGGGTTAGTACCCAGTTAGTAGATGCTGAACCTGTATCTGTTACAGTGTATACACCATTCTGTGTAGCATCTGTTTGTTCATAAATAAGTACACGGTCATTTGTGCTTAGTGTAACACCATCAATGACTAGTGCAGCTTGTGTGCTGTTGTTAGTAAGTGTAGCACCTACACCTGCAGTACCATTGTCATACGTAGCAGAAAGATTACCCTCTTTCTCAACACGTACTGGATCATGGTAGTGCAAACCTGCAGCAGCAATCGTGTCTACGTACTCTTTTGTCGCAGCTTGTAATGCAGTCTGTGGATCACGATTAAGCTCAAGATCACCGTCAGCATTAAAGAAAGCAGCTTTACCTGCAGGTTGTGAAATAAATACTTCAGCTTGTGCAGTAAGGTTAACAGCACTTCCTGAGTTAGAACTTGCTAGTACGGTAGTACGAGCTAGGAGAGATGAACCTTCTGTCCATGTACCTAGCCCGACTTCCCATTCATTAGTGCTAGGCTCAAAAATAGAGTAATACGTAGTATCACCATCAGACAAAGCAGCAGCAAAAGTTTGGAAGCCATCTACTGTACCATTTAGGGTAAGCGTACCCGTACCTGTAGTGGTAGTTGTTTGTTTTACTCTGTCTTTAATTACTAGAGCCATAGTCTATGCTCCTATTAAGCAATACGAATAATAGCGTTTGATGCGTCTGCAGTTGGGAACTGGATAGTATAGTCACCGTTAGTAGATGTCTTTGTACCACCAAAGTCAATTACTGCAATAGCAGCATTAGAAGCAGATGCATTGTAGATAATACAACCGTCTGCTGAAATAGTAGAAGATGTAAATACTTCATCGTCAATATCAACGATAGCTGTTGTGCCATCTACTGAAATAGTAACGTTGTCTAGTACTTGACCACCTGCTGTGTAACCTGTACCTGTAGCTTCGTCGCTGTTACCTGTTACGTCTGAATAGTTAGTAGTAGCTGCACCGTAAGTACCTGTTGGTGTAGCTTTAATTAGTGCAAGCTTAATTGAATGGGTATCCAAATCATGAGTACCACCCAATAGTTCTGACTTAAAGCTTGTACACATTGCTGTTGTGATAGCCATTATTTGGAGTCCTTTTTTAAGATAAAGTAGATGTACTAAAGGGCCAGCCTCTTGACAAGACCAGCCCTATAGTTTATCTAAGATTAAGCAGCGTTGTAGTTTGCTGTGATAAGTGCCTCTGGGCGCAAGATTTTGCGACCATATAGGTGCATACCACGTACAATATCTGCGAATGAATCAGGGTCACGGTAGTTCTCAACTTTGTTGATTTGCTCCGCTGAAGCTACTGCTTCGTCCTGACCAGCTACGATAACACCATAGTTAGTAGACTGTGCAGTTGTACCTGATGTTGCAGCACCAGTACCCAAGTATGGTAGGTTGTTAGACACATAAACACGGAAGCCGTGTAGGTTGTTTAGAACCAAGCCATTCATTAGGCCAGCACCACCGAAGTCAGCGTTAAGTACACGTGAATCTTCGTCTTTTAGCATCTCTACGAATACCGGGTCCAAGACAATCCAACGACCACGTGAGTCAACGTTTGCTGTGTCCATCTGACGAGCCATACGAGCGATGACTGTTAGAGGAGAAACAGTTGTTGCTGACAATGATGTAGCACCTGGAAGACGTGGAGCTAGTGGGATAGAGTCACCTGCTGTAGCTGAGCCTGAGATTGTCAAGCTGCTAAAGTCAGTTGCGTCTAGCTTGTTAGCTGCCAATAGTTCGTCTGAACCTGCTGCTGAGTTTGCTTTGTCACCAGAGGCTGTTGTGTTAGCCGCCCATGAACCTGCACCACCTGTGTAACCAGATAGATAACCCAAGCACTCTTCGTCCATTGCGTCAGCCATCTTATATGCTGCACGATCAGCAGCCAAAGATGTGAAGTCAACGTGCGAGAACTGCTCTTCGATGTCATCCATCTTAAATGCGAAGTAGTTCGCTTTATCAATGGTCAAAGAGAAGTCTTGGTCATCTAGCTTCTCAACAGAGATAGATGTGTGACGCTGTAGAGCGTTGACTGTTACGTCTGGCTCTTTCTGGATACGAACTGTATCACCTTGGTTGGCGATCTCACCGAAGTAAGAGTTGTTCGTGATTGCGTTTGTGACAGCAGTTTTGCGTAGAGCAATCTGTGCCTGTTTGGAGTAGATAATCGGAGAAAAGTTTCCGTTAAATCCACCCGATGCGGATGTAATAGCCATAGGTTAGTTTCCTTTCATAGATATGGCGTGGAGTTTAGACACTACATATTCACTGAAAGAGGCTCTTCATAGTAGGGTAGTCAGCATTGCATTGAGGGTGGCCGCCCTGTCTGCGCTGGGCCTATACGTTGAGGTAGTCTTATTGTGGCTAGTGCTTGTAAAAGCATACACACTTATTTTGTGTATATACTATAGTTTTACTTATGAATCTTTATTTGTCAAGCTATTTCTTTGACATATCATAAATAAACTTTCCTTGGCGCTGGGCTTCGAATATCTCTTCCATGCGCTTCTCATACTCTTTCATAGACATCTTAGCTACTTGTGATTCACTAAGATACTTAGATGCTTCATCATGCTCTGGTGTAGTACTACGTTTTGTACGAACAGAGGATGCAGCATTTCTATCATTACTTGATGTCTTCTTACCAGTAATACCCTTGTCAACTTTATACAAGTCAATCACACGAGCTACAGACTTAGCGTCATCTACATTCTCGTATAGAGCATCTTGTACCCACTTAGGCTGATCTTTAGCCCATTCATGGAATACATCATCTGAGCGAATCTCACCAAAGTCTGGGTGTAGTGCAGCTAGTTCAGCTTCAGCTTTCTCACGCTTAGCTGTGATGCGTAGCTCTTCGATCTCTTTCAGACGAGTATCTAGTGATGCAGCTTTCTCGTCAGCTTTCTTTGTAGCAATAGCTTCTACGATACCTGCTACGTCTGGATACTTCTTAGCCCAAGCTTCGATCTCTTCGTTTGACTTAGGTAGTACAAGCTCATTCTTAGTAGCAGCTTCTAGTTGTTGCTCTAGCTTTTCTAGCTTAGCAGCTACTTCCTTTTCTTTGTCTTGCATGTGGCGGCGTAGATCACCATAGCGTTGCTTAAAGGTTTTCTCTTCAGCACTTAGGTCTGCATCATCCGCTTCTTGTGCTTCGGCTTTAACTGGCTTTTTCTCTTTTTGTTCAGGTACACTTTCTGCCTGAACTGAGGTGTTCTCAGTGCTTTCGCTATCGGATTCACTATCGGTGGTTTCTTCCTGCGTTTCATCTTCTTGCGCCATGCCAGCTTGTTTCATAAGCTCACGTAGTTCTTCTTCATCACGATTAACTCGTGCCATGTTACGTAAGTGCGATACTGATTGCACTTCTACTTGTTCTACTTCAGCCATTGTTTACTCCTTATGTTGGGGCCAGTCAAGTTATAACTGGGTAGCCTTATAGTTATGTGGATTGT